ATCCGACCCGATACCCTGACCGCCGACCGCATCAAGGCCAACGATGACAGCGCCGCCCGGGTCATTGCCCAGTGCCACGCGCTGATCGACCAGCTGGCCGAGTACCGCGCAGCCCTGGCGGAGCGATACGCCGCCCTTGCGACTGCCGCATACCGTGACCGGCTGGAGCTGACCCGGGACCCCGGTTACAGGGGTAAGCCGGTGATCTACTTTGTGCGGATCGTCCGCACTTATGAGGACGGCACCACGGAGCGCGTTTTGAACGAGAAATATTTCGGCACAGAGCGCCGGAAAGCCTTTGCCCGGTTCGCCGAGCTGAAGCACCAGCGCCCCGGCATTGAGACCATGCAGGACACCGACAAGCGCAGTTGGGAGCGTTGACAAGTCACGCGGACCATGTTACCATCAACTTACAGACCGGCCACCGCCGGAGAAAGGACTGATCGCCATGGCAAACTACTATATCCGAGACGCGGCCCACGCCGCCGCAATCCTGGGCGAGTACCGCCGCTGCGGTAACTGCGGCAACTGCGGGCTAACCACCCCGGAGGGCTGGCGCTGCTCCCACATGGCGGAGCAGGCCGAAAAATACTTGAGAGATCACAGGGAGGAGGCCCGGAACAATGGCTAATCTGATGGACAGCTACAATGCCCAATATGGCGCCGCCGCGAGTGGCTACCTGTACATGCTGGGTGGAAACACTGCCGACATCGTGGCGGAGGTGGAGCGCAAACATGCAGAGCCGGAGGCGGACACCCTTGCATTTCTGGCCCCGCTGATGCCCACCACCCCGGAACAAGACGCACACAATGCCATCATGCGCGAGATCCAGCGCTTGTATTTTCTTCCGATCTCCCGCTCTTCTGCGCTGGCCGTGTGTAACGTGCTAAGCGAGTTAGGCGAGCTGATCCCCTTTCCCAGTCTGCCGGATTTCCGTTTCAACGCGTGGACGTTCAAGGACGCCTGGAATGATGTCCACCCAGATGAGGCACAGATCATCGTTAACGGTGCCGCCATGTTGAGCATATGACAGCCGAAAAAGAACAGCGGCCCGGAGCCATCCGAGCCGCTGATTTTTTATGCCGTTTTCACCATGCTTCACAGTGCGTTCACAGTATAGACAAAAATCCCCTTGAAATCCTCATAAAATGTTAACAGACGGTTATTTATTCACCCTCTACACCACATTACACCAGTCTGCACAAAAGTCCATCAAACCACGCAGTTTCAACGCTTCCAGCGTTTTTTAGAATTGCGTTTTGATGTAACCTGATGTAGAAAAATTGAATAAAAACTTCACAGTAACTTCACAGTTGCGAGACGGGTTTCTCGTCGAAATACGCCGTCAGCTTTTCGGCTGCCGTCTGCCTCCGGTCCTGCCGCAGATGGGTGTAAACCGCCTCCACCACTTCCGGCGTGTCGCCCAGCAGGCCAGCCGCCTGTCTGGGGTCCAGCCCCGCCTCGTAACAGATCGTCGCAAAGCTGTGCCGGAAGCAGTGCGGCGTGATGGGGAACGTTTCCACCGTCTCACCGTTTTCACCCTGCTGGATCTGATTCAGGCCCACGTCCCGGCAATAGTGCCGCCACTCTCTCATGATCTCATAGGACGTCATATAGCCCCCATCGCCGCCGGGGAACAGCAGTCCGATCCGGTTTTTCGGAAGCGCCTCCGCCAGAGGCGGCAGCAGGGGAATATCCCGCAGGCCGTTATCCGACTTCAGGTGATTCTCCAACACCGGCTTGGTGGTTGCGTAGTTGACTTTCTTGTCGATGTGGATCACACCGGCTTTGCGGTCGATGTCGCGGTACGTCAGCGCCAGCGCTTCACCACGGCGGCATCCGGTGTACAACAACAGGTAGCCGAACAGCCACCAGCGGGCCGTCTTAGCCTCGCCCGCCGCCCGGACGGCCTCCTCTTGCTCTTCCGTCAGAGCCTCCCGCTTTTTGCAGGGCAACCCCCGGCTCTTCTTGATCTCCGCCGCCGGACTGATCCGAATATCGCCCTTGATGACGGCATGGGTGAAGATCATCCGGCAGACCGCCAGCTCAATGCCGACGCTGTTTGCGCTGCGTCCCTGCGCCTCAAAGCGCTTGATGTAGTTCCGCACGTCTACCGGCTCGATCTCTGACGCCCGCCCCGGAAACGCCTCTTTCAGCCGCTTCACCGCGTAGCTGTATACCCGCCGGGATGATTCGGAGATCTCGCTCTCGTGTTCTCGCTCCCATTCATCCGCAATCACCGGGAAATTCCGGCCCTTCTCCGCCTCCAGCTTGTACTCTAAGATCTTGCGGTCTACCTCTCTGTCAGTTTTGCCGCGGAAGGCTACCCGCTTGCCGTTGATGGTGCGGATCGCCTCGTGCAGCCCGTCCTTGCGGACGCCATATTTACTTTTCTTCGCCATTTTTCCTTTCCTCCTGTTGCATCGCCAGGGGGATCGTGCTATACTGTGATTGATCCTCCTTTGGCTTTGTCGTGATTGCGATTGGTGGGTTTGCCGTCTGAGTGCTGGAACACTCAGGCGGCTTTTATTCTATGTAACGGATCACGCCCCAGTCTCCGTGGGCAGAATCCAGATAGAGCAGCAGCGTAAACACCATAAAAAACACAAGGATTCCGAAAAGGATCCGCTTCTCCCTTTGCTGCTGGCGAATCAATCGCCGCAGATCGTCGATGTGTGCGGCGTAAATGCCTTTATCGTCGGCTTGCTCGCTGTTCCGCAGCACCTCCAGAATCTTTTCGGCTACATCGTCCGGCGGCTTCACCGTGCCGGAAATGTAGCGGGATACCATGCTTTCCGATACATTGCACTGCTCACCGATTTCCCGCAGCGTCAGCGGGCTTTTCATGCGCATTGCCCGTGCTTTTTCAGAAAAATTCACCGTTTCCCCTCCTTGCAAGTTTTTTGCAAGAAAAATCCGCTCTTTGAATTGGACTTTCTTGCCAGATGGGTCTATTGTTCTCATAGGCCCACTCCCCTTTCCCCGGTCCCGCTTCGGCGGGCCGGGGTTTCAAATAGAAAGGAGCATCCAACCTATGACAGACCTTGAGATCCTGTTGGCATTGCGTTCCCTGTCTCCGGAAAAGCAGGCGCTTGCTATTCAAGCCCTGCAAGAGCTTCTATTATCGCAACGATCCGTTCCCGGTCCTCCAGTGAGAGATTGTGGATCATCGTGAGCAGCCTTTTATCTTCTGCATTCAGCTCGCCCTCATTCGTGGGGGCGGGCTGTTTTTCGCTCATGAGTTCCGAAAGCTGGCAGCCGAATAGGTCTACCAGCGAAGCCAGATAGTTCGATCTGGGAATGTTCTTCCCGGCGCACCAATCTGATACCTGGGCTTTCGATACTTTCAATTTTAATACGAGATCGCTTTGCTTCAAGTTCTCCCGGATCATCAATTTATTTAGATTCCGTGCGAAAACTGCACAGATTTCTTCTTGCCCCATTGGATTCACCCCTTTTTTTGTTAAATCCATTGTAAGTCATTTTTAATCGAATTGCAAGAACTATTTTTCGCTTTAACCTAACTTTTTGCTTGACATCCCTTTTCGCCGGTGGTATTATAATGTTAGATTAAATCGAACGAAAGGAGTTCACGCTATGAGCTTTCAAGTTACCCTCCGCGCCGCCCGCGTAAACCGTGGAATGAAGCAGACAGACGCCGCAAGATCCATTGGGGTCAGCAGCCGCACGATTTATAATTGGGAGATCGGCAAGCGATTCCCCCCAGCGGACAAGCTGCTTTCCCTCTGCGATCTTTACGGCGTCCCCATGGACAATATTTTTATACCCAGAAAGTAAGATTTAATCGAACCTCCAAACCGAAAAATTATTCGTGCCGTTACACGAACAATTTTCCTCGCTCTTTACCCAGAAACGTCAATGCACTGTGAATCCCTGGTTTGGGATTTCTCAGGCGGTTAACGGCCCGCTTCTTCTTGAAGCACCATCTTTGCGGCTGCGACTCCGCTTTCCCACCATCTGGTCAAAGCCTGGTTTGGTTCTGTTCTGGCGTGGGAGGCAAAAAGCCTGCCGTGGCAAACGCTTTAAGCGCCGCTTTGATAGGCCTCGCCCCCTTTCTAATGGGATGCACTTATTTTACCAAAATAGGAACACCCACGCAAGTCTTTTTATGATGGCATTGCACGCCCAATTGCATAGGTGATAAACGCAAGCACCGCCAGCATAATCATCAAGTTTCTGATCCGCTCCCCGATGGGCAAATCGTGTCCCGTCGGCATAGAGTTTCCCCAATTACCCCCAGCCGCAACAAAAGACCCAGATACCGAAAGTATCCCAGCGATGAATGTTGCCGCTGCCAAGGTCAACAGACCTTCAACTGGGGATTCCTTGATCCAGTCAACCCCCAGATCAATACAGGTCAAAACCCATCCCAACGGGACAAATTCCGTAAAATCTAAAATTCCGCTCAGTATTTTCTTCATTTCAATCCCTCCTGAGGTGTTATTTATGCCTTTTCTCTACCGCCTACTTGATAAGTTCTTTGACCCACCGCCAAAAGGACTCGATAAGACCAGGAAAGTGATCTACTACGATACTCAGGATGAACGTTATAAGCGGTACAAGCACCTGTGCTATCGCAATCTTCTTCTGAAATCGGCGCTCACGTTCCTCTTCGGCTTTCTTCTCGGCCACTTCTTGGGCCTGCTGCTGTTTCCGTGAAGCATCCGCCAACGCTTTGGCATATTCTTCAAATTCCCTCTGCACCGCATATCCCCCCCTTACCCCCAAACATACACCAATTCACACCAACTTGCAATCACGAAAAGGAGAATCAACATGAAAGAACTGAAAGTAAAACTCACCTTCACCGAACCCATCCTCGGCACGTCCCCGGCCAACCCGGAGATCTACCGGGAGTTCATCGGCTCCAAGTCCCCCGATGCCGCCACCGTGGAGGAGGAAGTCTCCGCGCTGGGCGCTGATGTCGTGGCGGAGAAAGCCATGACGGTGTTCCCCCGGATGGAGGACGGCACCCCGTTCCTGTATGACTACCAGATCAAAGGCTTTTTCAAGGACACGTGCGGTGGTCTCCGCAAGGTCAAGGGCACGGCCAGCGAGAAGATCAAGGCTTACAAGAAGGAAATCGACAAGCTGATCTTCCCGGAGCCTCGCGTGATCCCGCTGGAGTTTGATGGCCCCGTTGGTGAGTGCCAGCGCCCCCTGAGAGCGCAAACGGCGCAGGGTGAGCGCATCAGCCTTGCCATGAGTGAGGAGATCCCCGCAGGCGCTACCTGTGAATTCCGGGTAGTCTGCCTCTGCGACGATCATGAGAAAGCCGTCCGGGAATGGCTGGACTATGGCCGGTTCTCCGGCATCGGCCAGTGGCGCAACAGTGGGAAAGGCCGGTTCGTCTGGGAGGAGACCCAGTAACGCAGCGGAATGGCAACGCGGAGCAATGTGACGCGACGGAAAAGTGAGGTAATGCGGGGCGCAGCAAAGGAAAAGATGTGCATCGAGGCGCTACGGAAGGGCCGCGAATCGTTCAGCAATGCGACGGCAAGGCCATGTAACGCAAAGATCGGCCACGGCAATGCTATGCGATGCTGGGAACAGCAACGGCAAAGCGGAGAAACGCTTAGCTAAGGCAATGCACAGAGAAGCAAGGCAATGCTGCGGAATGGCGGAGCGGCGCGTAGCCTTGAACGGCGATGGAACAGCACCGTTTTGCAAAGCAACGGCATGGAATAGATACGCTCGGCAGTGCGGCGGCTTAGGTTAACTACGCACCACAAGCCGCAGCAGCAATCGCAATCACGACGAAACCAAAAAAGGAGGCCCCTATGGTCAACGATTTTTATTATGACAATCTGGAGCAGATCCTCGCCTTCACCGGCGGGCGAAATCTTCTGAACATCAAGGACGTCAAGGCGTTTACCGGCATCCGGGATCCCCGCACCGTCAGAAAGCGCTATCCCATGGACGCCAGCGGCCATATCTCCGCCGCCACCTTCGCCCGCCAGCTTTGCGGAGGTGCCAGAAAATGAGCAAGCTCAACCTCTGCGGCTTTAAGCCGGACCCAAAGCCGCCCGCGCCGCCGGAGCTGGGTGCCCAATGCAGTTTCCGCCTTTGTCTGGGTGATGCAGAGCATCCCACCCGCACCGGCACTGTTGCCTACATAAACATTCCGCACCGCTGGTTTCTGGCCACCTTTGAAAACGGCCTGCGCCAGTGCTATCACTTCGGGGAGGCTTAACTATGGATACTACAACATTCGTTTTCGTGCTGATCGGCGTGGCCACCGCTGCCGCGTGGCCCCTGCGGATCGTGGATCTCATTGAGGGGAGGGGACGCCATGAAACGCGCTAACCGCACCCGGGAAGAGCGCCGCCGGGACCGGGCCGACTTCTCCGCCCGGGTCTCCTTCGGCTGCTTCCTCGGTTTCCTGCTCATGGTGCTGGCCCACATGCTGGGCGTGATCTGATGCGCAGGCGCCACGGCCGGATGGCAGAATTACCGCCCTGCCCCCGGTGCCATATGTATGGCGGGAAACGGATGGTAGCCCCCGGCAAAGAGGATCTGTTTTTCGTCCTCTGCGATTCCTGCGGCTACCGCACGAAAAAATATACGGACATCGCCCATGCGGTCCGTGTCTGGAGGGAGACCCAACTATGACCAGAAAAACCTATCCCATCTGTGCCCACTGCGACCATCCGATGAACCCCGCCGCAGAGGATGACTGCGACCGGATGTTCCAGCTTCCGAACGGCGAGCTGTACTGCCCGCTTTGCTTTAAAGATTACCTGCTGAACGAACTCGATACCAATATGGACCTGTTTGCCGATGCGCTTGGCATCCCGGTCCTGTATACGGAGGGGCCCAATGCTGACATTTGACGAGGCCACCCACACCTACACCCTTGACGGCATCCAGCTTCCCAGTGTGACCGAAGTCACCCGCTTCTGTGCCTATGACTACAAGTCCGACCGGCCATGGCTGGCGGAGGCTGCCGCCCGCCGGGGAACCGCTGTACACGAAGCCTGCGCCCTCATCGACTACGGCGAGGAACCGGAGGAGCCCCCGGAGATCGCCGGATATTTGAAAGCATACCGCCGGTTTCTCAAGGACTGGAAACCGGAATGGAAACTGATTGAATGTCCCATAGCGGACTGGAATATGAAAATGGCCGGAACCATGGACCGCTTTGGCATCATCCATAATGCCCCCGCAATTCTGGACATTAAGACCGGCCAGCTCCATGACGCCGCCCTCTCCGCCCAACTCACCGCCTACAAGATGATTTTCTCGTGGGACCCGCGCTGCGGTTACGGGAAAATTCAATCGCTCTATGCCTTGAAACTCTCTAAGGATGGCACTTATGAGCTTCGCCATGTAGAACCAAATTCAAATTTGGTAAACGCCTGCCGCACCCTCTATAAAGCCACAGAAAGGAAGAAACGCACATGAACGAACTGACCCTTTACAACTACGATGCCGCCCCGCTGGAGGTTGCCCACATCCCCCGCACCGGGAACTATTCCATTGCCGTCTGCGGCGGCGCTCCCGCCACCCTCCGCCGGGGCGTGGACTTCGGCATGATCCGAAAGAAGAATGGCGAGGCCATGAGCAAGACCCCCACCCTCTTTAAGTCCGGTGCGGAAAAGGTGGCCGTGGCATACGGTCTCTGCCAGCGCTACACCATCGAGAGCCGCATTGAGGATACGGAACACGGCTTCTTCTATTTCCTCGTCCGCTGCGACCTGGTGAAGATCGTCAACGGCACGGAATACGTCATCACCTCCGCCTACGGCTCCGGCAACACCCGGGAGGGCCGCACCGGCTCCCAGTCTCCCTATGACGGTGCCAACAGCGCCGTGAAGATGGCCCAGAAACGTGCCCTTGTCTCCGCTGCCCTGTCACTCGGCTGCGTCTCCGATATGTTCACGCAGGACATTGAGAGCGACACCGAGGACGGCGAGGTTTATTTCAAGAGCAAGGACCCGGAGGCCCCTATCACCGCCAACCAGATCAAGTTCTTCTATAAAGTCTGCTCTAACCACGGTCTCACCAAGGGCGAGGCTAAGGCGCTTCTGAAGAGCCACGGCTATGACAGCGCAAGCAAGGTACTCAGCAAGGACTTTGACGCCCTGCTGGATGCCCTGGAACCGAAGGAGAATGCCTGATGTTTATCAACGGCTTACCGGACTGCAACCGGGAGGGCGTCCCGCAGAAAACCGGCCTGATCTGTGGCCGCTGCGCCAAGGATGCCCAGATCTTCACCTCCAAGACCGGGACCGTCATCGGCTCCGTCTCCGTCCCGGCCTATAACAAGCCTGACGGGACAACCGTCTGGATGACCGTCAAGGGATTCGGCTCCATGGGCCGTGCGATTGCCAGCGCCTCCAAGGGTGACCCCATCATCGCTGTGGGCCGCGTAGAACCCCGTGACTTCGAGGGCAAGATCTATATCGACTTCATCGCGGAGTGGGCTTCTGTGGGCGCTCAGCGCATCGACGCCCGTACCGCGGCCGCCCCGCCCATGAATAGTAACGGCGGTTTTGAAGAAATTCCGGACGACGGGGAGCTTCCCTTTTAACAACGTTGCCGTGTGTGTCTAAAGAGTGATGACGGGCGGATGTAAGCAAGCCGCAGCACGATCACCGGCGCACACAGCAGCCGCAGAGAAAAGAAGAACCTCCCCCCACACCCCCCTAAGAAGAAAAGATTATATATTATCTCTCTTAGCTGCTGCAGCAGCAGCTAAAAGAAGCTATTAAGAAGCTAATTAGAGACTTCTACGGAAGCCTTACAGGAGAAGAACATGGAGAAACAGGATACCCGGCGCTTGTTCAGCCTGATCGAGACGATCTACCCCAACGCCAAGCAGCAGCCCCGCACCCCCGCAGACTTAGAGGCATGGACACTGGTTTTGGCCCCATGGGACTACGAGGACGTGAAACAGGCTGTCATTGTCCGGGCGAGGGAAAACCGGTTTTACCCGGATGTGTATGAACTGGTTCCATTCCTCCCAAAACTGGAAAAACCCAACGCGGAGGAGGCTCCCATGCCGGAGCCGCCCGACGCCTATCTGGAAAAATTCTACGCCAAGGCAGGCGAACAGCACGAGCGCTGGCATGAGGCCGGTATCCCTACCCCCTCCGAAGCGAAAAAGCAGGGGATGACTTACGCCGCGTGGTGTGCGCTGGCAGATATGCGAGGTGTGTAATGGCAAGTAATTTTCGGCTGGACGAGCTGATCCGCCGCTATCCCCCGCGGGAGAAGAAGCAGAAGAAGGCCCCCAAGGTCGAGGTCCAGTCCAAGCAGCCCTGCTGGGATTGTGCAAACGCCTGCGGCGGCTGCGAGTGGTCCGACCATCTGGAGCCGGTCCCCGGCTGGGACGCCACCCCCACAAGCCGGGTACTGAAGGTCGGCGGTAAGGGCAAGGGCGGCACACGGGTAGCATCCTCGTTTGTGATCCACACCTGCCCAAAATTCAGGAGGGACACACGATGATGCGGCTTGTGATTGACATTTACGATGGCGAGGACACGCAGGGTACGAAGGAGGCGGTAGCCATGCTGCTGGAGCCTCTGGGCCGCGTCCGGGTGGTCAGCGTCATTACCAACGGCAAGGAGGAAAAGCGGTGAACGTAGTCTATAACATGGACTGCATGGAGTATATGCGGACGCTGCAGGACAAGGCGTTTGATCTGGCTGTGGTAGACCCTCCCTATTTCAGCGGTCCGGAGCGGCGTGGCTATTATGGCTGTAAGATCAGCCCCATTGGTGTGAAACGGGATTACCCTGTGTCCCCCAAATGGGATATACCTGACGCAGAATTTTTTGCTGAATTGGATAGAGTGTCAAAGCATTATATCGTATGGGGCTGTAACTACTTTGATTTCGTGTTTTCTCACGGGCGAATCGTGTGGGACAAGTGCAATGGGGAGAGCAGCTTCAGCGATTGCGAAATTGCGGCGACGAACTGCTTTGAAAGCGTCCGTCTATTCCGCTATATGTGGAATGGGATGTTCCAGGGGAAGAGTATCGCAGAGGGGACAGTCCAACAGGGTAATAAGTCATTGAACGAGAAGCGCATCCACCCGACGCAGAAGCCGGTGGCGTTATACACATGGATTTTGCAGAAGTACGCAAAGCCGGGAGACAAGATACTGGACACCCACTTAGGCAGCGGCAGCAGCCGCATAGCCGCCTATGATCTTGGCTTTGATTTTGTTGGGTGTGAGATCGACCCTCACTATTTTCAGGCTCAAGAGCGCCGCTTTGCGGAACACACGGCGCAGATCAGTTTGTTTACTTATGAGGAGGAAAAACGATGAAGATTGATAAACTGTTTAACGGCTTGAAGCGAATTGCAAACGGCGACTATGTACTGGAAGGGGATTTGATTTCTGAGGAAACGATTGAAATTGATCTGGATGATCGCTTTGTGGTTAAGGGCAAAATCTGGGCAAAAAAGAGCATTGTTGTTCGCTGTGGCATCAAGGCTGGCTGTGGCATCAAGGCTGGCTGTGGCATCAAGGCTGGCTGTGGCATCGAGGCTGGCTGGGGCATCGAGGCTGGGGCTTTTATCAGCGTCAAAAAACGGATTTTTGCAGGGATATCCATTTATCGCACCAGCAAAGATTGTGATAAAACGATCCGCTGCACAGAACTGCGGGATGGAGAGGTCTGCTATGGTGACCTGATCCTGACAGGGAGCGAGGAAAAGCCTGATGAAGATTGAATTTACCGTTTCCGGTATTCCGGTAGGCAAGGGCCGTCCACGGTTTACGAAGGACGGCCACGCACATACCCCGCAGAAAACGCGGGAGTACGAGGACAAGGTAGTGCAGTGCTGGCAGTACCAGAGCGGAAAGGGCTTTGCGGCGGGTGTGCCGCTGAAAGCCATTGTCACGGCGTTCTTTACGGTGCCGAGAAGCACGTCAAAGAAAAAAGCCGCTGCGATGGACGGAACACCCCACATTAAGCGACCTGACGCCGACAACGTGGCCAAGGCCATTCTGGACGCGCTGAACGGCCACGCCTACAACGATGACAGCGCAATCGCACTGCTGATGGTGCGAAAGTATCAGACAACTGGAGCCTCCCGCGTGGAGGTCATCATTGAGGAGGCAGAATGATGGATGCTGTGGAGTTTTTGGAACAACTGAAAAAACGCAGTAAAAGCAACCCGGATTATTACGGTGAAGAACTTAATATTGCACATATTGAACCTATATCACTCGTTAGTCAAGTCGAACAGTGGGCCGCAGAGCACCCCGCTAAAACCAGGCAGAGCGTGTTCCTTGAGCAGTATCCGGAGGCAAAGCTGACTGAAGACGGCGTCCTGGCGCTATGCCCGATGGCAATTTCTTCCGAGTACAGAGGTGAAAACGATAGTTGTGTGTCTTGTAGCCGAAAATGCGATGACTGCCGCCGGAAATTCTGGCTTGCGGAGGTGGAATGATGCTCCATCTTGGTGACATAACGAAGATCAATGGAGCGGAGGCCCCCGTTGTGGATGTGGTGATCGGCGGCAGTCCGTGTCAGGACCTTTCTATTGCCGGAAAGCGGGCAGGGCTGGCCGGGGCGCGCTCCGGCCTATACATGGAACAGATCAGGGTCGTGAAGGAGATGAGAGAACATGACATGGCAAGCGGGAGAACAGGTGAGTTTCTGCGACCTCGGTATATGGTCTGGGAAAATGTTCCCGGAGCCTTCTCAAGCAACGGAGGAAAAGACTTTGCGGCCGTCCTCGAAGAAGCCATCCGGGTCGCAGAGCCGGAAGCCCCCGATATTGAAGTGCCTGAAAAAGGTTGGAACACCTGGGGGGGATACCACGATGAAATGGGAGGACGATGGAGCGTTGCGTGGCGAGTGCTCGATGCGCAACACTGGGGAGTCCCCCAACGTCGCCGTAGAATCGCGCTTGTCGCAGATTTTGGAGGCGACACCGCATGGGAAATATTGTTTGAGCGGCAAAGTATGTCAGGGTATCCTGCGGAGAGCGGAGCGGCGGGGGAAAGCCTTGCCGCCAGTGCTGAAAGCGGTGCTGGTAGAGCAGGCAAAGGCACCGGATCGGTGATATGCCTTAAAGGCAACGCCATTGACCGAGACACAGCGGAAAATGGCAAATGGTATCAAGAAGATAAGAGTTACACGCTGGATGCAACAGACCGGCACGGAGTATGTGCTGAATTTAAACTGGGAAACAGCAAAAAGGCACGAAGTATTGGTTACGCAGAGGAACAGGCCCCTACGCTGAACGCAGAGTGTGGGGGAAATAAACCGGCAGTAATCGCTTTTGCGCAAAATCAGCGCGAAGAGGTTCGCGACGTGGGGGGTAAGGCAGTGTCGCTTGCTGCGGAGGCCGGTATGCACTGCCAGACGTTTGTGGCACTGGATATGAGCCACGCCTGCGACGTCATCCGAGACTGCGGCGAGGTAGCCCCCAGCCTGCAAGCCCGTATGGGAACCGGCGGCAACCAAATCCCGCTGACGTACCAGAAAACCACCGGGACTTTATCGCCCGGAGCACACGCAGGGAGCTATAATGGGCAGGATGCCTATAACGATATGCTGGTATGCGGAGCGGCTGTACCGGATATCGCACACACGCTAAAGGCAAAAGCAAACTGCGATTTCCGGGAGGATTCGGAGACATACCCGGTGCAGAACCGTGTTGTTCGCCGTCTGACCCCGTTGGAGTGCGAACGGCTTCAGGGATTCCCTGACCACTGGACCGACTTGGGCGAGTGGACGGACAGCAAGGGCAAGCGCCATAAGGACGCGGACAGCCCCCGGTATAAGGCACTGGGCAACTCCATCGCCCTGCCGCCGTGGAAATGGCTGTTGAAACGGCTGTGCGGCAACTACGAGCGGGACGCGACTATGGCAAGTTTGTTCGATGGAATAGGTGGTTTCCCGCTGATCTGGGAGCAGTTGAACGGACGCGGAACGTGCCTATGGGCCAGCGAGATTGAAGAGTTTCCCATCGCAGTGACCAAACGGCGGTTCGGCACGGTAGAGAAACCAGGAGACATGGGGCGCTTTTTGTTCCCATACGGAAAGGATGAATTATGAGAGATACAAACCTCGTAAATGCTCTGCGTGAGCACGCAGAATGGGCGGAGGAAAACCAGTGGGAAACGCCGATCACGCTGGGCGATGATCTGGCGGAGGCCGCTGACCGGATCGAAGCGCAGGCGAAAGAAATTGAGAAACTGCGGGGGCAGGTGCCCCACTGGATCCCGGTGGAGGAGCGGCTGCCGGAGAATTTTCGGAAAGTGCTGTGTTGGGGTGAGTATTTCCTCTATGGAGACTTTAATGGAATGTTTGTAAATTACGCACTCGGATATCAAAACAACGGGCGCTGGGGCGGTGAAGTTGCCAATGGAACAAATGCTCGTGCTTTGGCGTGGATGCCGCTGCCGGAACCGCCGAAGGAGGAAAGGTAAATGAAAAGACTGACAACTAATTGCCCGGATAACAACCTTGATGCCGCCCTGAATCTGTTTTACATCAAAGACTCCGAAACGTGGGTGCGGGGCGGAGGTGATGGCCCGGATTACCCAGACATCCGGCTCTACGATTTTATCCGCAAAGCCGCAAAGATTTTGCTGCCGGACTTGGACTTTCCAATGGATGATGATGGCGTAGACTATGCGATGGGTGAGCTTTTGCTGGACGGCCCTGATGAGCCGACAGGCCTGCTTGCCCTGCTTTATACCGCAGCATGGTCATACGCAGAACTGCGGGGCAGGCTCATGCAATATGAGGACACGGGCCTGGAACCTGCGATGTGCGCCAATTACAAGACCTTTGAGGATGAGGCTATCAGTAAGGGCGTGACATTTAAACGCATTGTCGCACTGATGGAGGCCGACAAGGACGGGCGCGTGGTGGTACTGCCGTGCCAATCTGGAGAGCATGTATTTGCACTGTTTGATGACCAAACACATGTATGGGAGTGTGAGGTTGAGCACGCTGTTTTGGACGGTTGGCGAAAGGTTTTTGCTATCAGGCCCTTGGGACGCTCAAAAGACTCGTACTATGCGCCATTTGGGGCATTTGGTCAAACCGTATTTCTGACCCGCGAGGCGGCGGAGAAAGCATTGGAGGCGAAGAAGGATGAGTAAAGCCGTACTTATCAGCATCCGCCCGAAGTGGTGCGCGAAAATCATCATTGGCAGAAAAACTATGGAATTGCGCAAGTCCGTGCCGAAACTGGAGGTACCGTTTAAGTGCTATATCTACTGCACAAGTGGTCATCCGTATATCTCCGTAAAGGGTGGAAATCTGGACAGGGATACCGTCCGGACCAATACGGCCGGCAGATGCAACGGCAAGGTTATCGGCGAGTTTGTGTGCGACTACATCCTACAACGATGTGAGATGGCAAATGCAGACATTGCCGAACAGCAATCCTGTGTTCGCCGCGAAGATATCTATTTCAAATATTCCGAAGAGGGAAAACACTATATTTACGGTTGGCATATCTCCAACCTGAAAATCTACGATGCGCCGAAAAAGCTGGGGGAGTTTTGGCGAGACTGTTTGGAATACTCGGAGCTTAGCACAAACTGTTGGTCTTGCGAAAATGTTTGCGGAGATGGCGACGAAACGGACTGCAACACAAACGGGCGGCTATATCTTCGCCGCCCGCCCCAGAGCTGGTGCTATGTGGAGGCGATGAAGGATGAATGAGTTAAAATCGTGCCCGTTCTGCGGAGGTGAAGCGGTCATAAGCGTCGACCCGGATGCAGTGGAGGACACGCAAGGTCGACGTTGGGCGTATAATGCCGTGTGCATTAGATGTTGTGCGACGTCAGGGCTTACGTATACGCCCCAAAAAGCTAAAGAGGCATGGAACAGGAGGGCTGAAAATGACTGAATACATTAAGCGAGAAGCACTGAGGGGGCGAAGCGGCGATGTATGTCCTTGAGTACAAATCGCTCTACATTCCACACGAAGAGCTGACTAAAAACCGCACGTTCCAAAGCTACCGGTGGAAGCAGTACGCTGTGTGTGAGGAGCGCGGGCCACTGGAACAAATTAGGGCCGCGCAGAAAAGGCCGGAGGAGTGGAGAATTATCCAAACTGCCGGAAGCGTGGAACAGGAGGGTTGAAAATGGCTGAATACATTGAGCGCAGTGCGGCGATTAAGGCCGCGAAGCACGCGTGGGCAAAAGGGCTTGAGCCGTCGCAGTATATTGAGGCCCTGCCCGCCGCTGACGTGGCCCAGGTGGTGCGTGGGCGGTGGATACCGCATGATAGGGTTTTTGGCGATGATTTTTTGGTTTGCTCCAAGTGCCAATTTGTAAGCGAAGACAGATCAACCCGTAGGTATTATCATTACTGCCCCCACTGCGGGGCCAAGATGGACGGAGGCGACAACACTGAACGTTGAGCGCCCGGCTTCCTGCGAAAGTGCGCTGCGTGGGTTGCAGCATCAACTCATCGACTGAAAGGAGATATTAAACTATGCAGTTAGAAGTAGCCGTTGAAATTCAGAAGGCTTACAGCAAGCTCACGTCTGGGCAGGTCCCCTTCACCAAGAAGAATATGTGTGCGATTTTGGCGCCACTTAGAGACAAGTACGGCCTGACGGACAGGCAGGTGCTGGCAGTTGCTCGCAACGAATTGTCCTTGGAAGAAATCATGCTGCTCAACCAGACTCAGGAGGAGACGAAGCAGCATGGATAAGTACATCAATCAGCAGACATTGCAGAACGCATTAGAGCGTAAGCAATGCGGGCCTGCTAACAAGAGGTACACCGAGGGTTGGAACGATTGTCTCATGCGAGTGAAGAGTATGGTGAGTGCTGCTCCTATTATTGATGCCGTGCCGGTAGTACGGTGCAAGGACTGTAAGCATTTGTGCGTGTGGAACCGAAAAGATATATACGCATTTTGCCCTAAAACAAACATCGTGTTTTTGCCGTTTGAGAAGGACACAAGGACATTCTTTTGCAGCATCGGCGAGCGAAAACCCAGCGCGGGACGGCTGATTGCCAGCCGTCCCGCGCAACAAAAGGAGGTAAGCTATGGAGGATCGGGACAAAAAACTGCTGAAAACCTATGCAGCGCACAACATGAACGTGAGAGAGACCGGCAATGCGGTTTACCTGCACTATAACTCCATCCGCTACCGCTTTCGGCTCATTCAGCGGGAAACCGGGCTGAACCCACGGAATTTTTACGATCTGGAAAAGCTGTTAGCCATGATAGATGCGCAGGGGTCCTGACCCCCTGCATCGGTAGATCAAAGGGGAGGGGCACTTCACAAAGGAGGCCCAATATGAAATACCGATACACCGTCCAGCAGCTCCAAAAGATGGAGCAGTGCCGCTATCTCACCGACCGGGAGCGGCGCGTGTTCAACTTGGTTTGCCGCCGTGGCTGGGCGATCGAGGATGCGGCGGCAGAGCTGTACCTATCCCGATCCTCCGTTACCTCCTGCCTGCGTTCCATCCGGGATAAAGCGGGCATATCCCGCCCAAACAAAAAGCATCCATAAGCCATGACAAGCGGTGTCCTGTGGTACGGTAACCATAGAGCACCGCTTGTTTTGCGCGCGGAAACAGGGGGTGTATTTTTAGAGAAGGAGGAATCTCTCTATGGCTGAATTTGCAAGCAAGGGCGTCGCAGGCACTGCTCTCGGCACCGGCATTGCCGGTCTGTCTCTGGGCGTCCTGAACTCTCTGGGCGGTCTCGGCGGGATGCTGCTGGGCAATCGCGTCATCCCCTTTGCCGCTGGTATGGCGGCGGAGGCCGGATGCAGCGAGAACCACACGGTGAACCGCTACGAGCTGTCCATGGTGCAGGAGAACGCCAAGCTCCGCAGCGACATTGCCCTGCGGGATGCCAACACCTACCAGGACCAGAAGATGCTGGAGATGTACAAGTACATTGACGGCAAGCTGGGCGAGGTGCAGGGTGTGCTGGCCTCTCAGGCGGTCAACAATCAGGCTACCAAGGACAGCTTCCAGCTGTTGCAGGAGCGCGTGGACTGCTGCAAGAACGAGCTGTGCGGGGCCATTTCCCGGGAGCGGGACGAGCGGAAGTGCGCTGACAACACCATTGTCACCTACACCAACGCCACCTTTTATCCCAAAATGGTCGCGGACATCACCACCGGCACCGGCACCACGCCCCAGTCCACCTATAACCCCCTCCCCGTCTCCACCTGCGGCTGCAACTGCGGTCGCTAAGAGGCGAAGAGGGAAGAAGAGAGGGGCATAGCGCCCCTCTCTCCCGTCATTGGAGGAATCTATGGTAACATTGGAACAGATCAAGCAGGGCGCTGCCCGCTATGTGGATGAGGAATTTACCGGCAAGCTCACCGGCTGGCAGAAATGGGCCGTTGGCGCCGGGGCTGCTATGGCCCTTGGCAATCTGGACGCCAGCCTTTCCGCCCTCCGGGAGCATCCCGCCATGAAGGCCCTCGGCGTCTTTGACGAGGCGGGGAACGTAGATATTGACAAGATCTACGCCTGCCTGAAAACCGAAGCCGCCAAAGGACCCGTCACCACCAATATCCCCCTGATTGGGAACGTCACGCTGAATGAAACGGATGTGGACAAGCTCTACACCCTTATCAAGCAGAGTTAGGAGGATCGTATGTACGAGATCAAACACTTGGCCGAAGGGATCCGGGAAGAACTGGACGATGCCGAGAAGTACGCCCGGGAGGCCGTCAAGCACGCCGGGGAGGACCCGGAGGACGCCAGCACTTACGCCGACCTCAGCCGTCAGGAGCTGGGCCATGCCAATCGGCTCCACGAAATGGCCGTTCGCCATATCGAAAAGGCGAAGGACGCCGGTCACCATCCCACGGAGGCCATGCAGGCCGTATGGGACTGGGAGCATGAGCGGATGCTGGACCGCGCCGCCCATGTGAAAACGCTCCTGTCCATGATGTGAAAAAGCAGAAAGAGACACCCTCGCCGTCTGGCGAGGGTGTTTTCTTATTTGTAGGGGTTCTTGGCGTTGGTGGTGCAGATAATGTCCCACAGATCCGCCCGGTGCTCCTGACCGGCAAGGGCCGCGCTGGCTTCCGCCTTGTTGACTTTTCCATTTCCGTCCGCGTCGGCCCTGTCCTTCAGGGAGAAATATTCCTTGGGGGAAAGACCGGAATCATGCGCCTGCTTTACCTTCTCGTAGGCTTTCCCGCTCATTTTCTCGCTGCCGTACTTCTGGTACAGGGCCAGAAATTCCCCGGTGGATACGCCGATGTCCCGCTTGGAAGTTTTGGCGTTCTCGATCCACTTGGCGCTGGGCTCATACTTGGGGTCCACCTGCTGACGGGCCGTCTCACGCGCATATTTATACACGTTCTGGATGTAGTCAGACTTTTCGCTGTCGCTCATGGACTTGTAGGCGGGCAGCTTCACCGCCGCCTCCACCAGCTCCTTCCGCGTCTGGCCCATGGCCTTGGCGTACCGGGTGTATTCCTCGCCGGTCATGGTCCGGGTCTCACCCTTCACCGTATAGGACTTCTCCGCCGCCGCCGGATAAACGGTGCTGTCTCCGGTGGCCTTCGCCAGCCGCCGGATCTCCTGCGTGGCGGGGCTGTTGTCCTGCGCCTTCAGAAAGCCGGGGGATAGGAAAGACTGGAACACCCGCTCCGGTGCGGAGCCGTTGGAGACCTCGTTGCCCCACATATCCACCATAGGCTGAAGCTGATTCCGTGCGCCGGGGACCTTTTTCGCCGCCCCCTGCAAGAAATAGTTCACGTCAGAGGCCACCTGCCCTGTACCTTTTTCCACATAGCTTTTGCGCACCGTATCATCAAATACGGACGCAGCCTTGCTGCCGATGGTGGGGATATACTGTCCGGCATAGCTGCTGGCCGCCCGGTCAAGCAGATAGCCAACCTTGTTATCGGCGTAGCTCCAATAGGAGATCAGGTCATTCAGGGAGGACAGCATGGAGGTCTCCAGCACAACGTCCTGCATCCCAAGCAGAGAATCCACCAGCGCATCGAAGGTGCCGCCGCCCTTCCGAACGGATTCCATGATGGCAACGCCCGCAAACAGGGGCATTGCCGCCGGGGTCATCCAGTCCAGCGTGTAGGACTTATCCCCAATCTGAATGGCATAGTCCTGCTTGCCCATGGACTTCTCAAAGGCTTCCTCCTTGTCATCGTCACCGGCCCGAACGTGAAGGGTAGCCCCAAAGAACCCCTCCGCCGCCAGATAAGCGCCCAGCGCCAGAATTCCGGTGCCGGTGAGGCCGGATGCAAGGGAATCCACGGCATCCGCCGCCGTGCATTTCCCGGATTTCACGTCAAACAGGGCTTCTTTGATGCCCTTGCCCAGTCCGATGGGGCTGTAATCAAGGCCCGTGGTCAGGATGTTTGCCGGGGTCTTGCGGAAGGGGAACAGGGCGTCCGCCACGAAGGAACCTGCCCGTTTTACCGGGTTATCCCCCTCATAGCGGCCAAACTGAGACAGCGCCTCGGAAAGCGCTGTGGTGTTGCGGTAAGTGGCCTTCTGCGCTTCCTCAATGGCGTAGGCCCGTGCCGCCTCCACATCTGCGGCTCTGGTTCCTGCGTGGGCCTCTGCCGCCGTCACGCCCTTGGCTTGCAGCGCCTGGGCGAAGCTGTCCACATAGGCGTTCCGGTTGAAGCGCAAGTCCTCTCGATCCAGCAATTCGCTGTTCTTTTTGCCTATCCACTGGATAGACCGGGAGAGAACGTCCTCCCCCCTGAACATTTTCCGCTTGCTCTGGATCTCCCGCTCAATGCCCGCTGTCGTGGCGTCGGAATACTTCCCGCTGCCCATAGCCGCGCTCTGGTCTGTTTCATACTGACCCTTGGCAAAGGCTTTCAGATCCTTGTCAACATTCACAGCCTTTGTCCGCTGAGAGGGGTCCTTGATGACCGCCCGCTCGATTGCGGTTCCGATGCCGTCCTTGATTTTCCGCGCACCCATCTGAATGGCATTGCCCATAATGTTGCGGATGTGGGTGGTGGGGTTGGTCAGCATGGAGGTGTACCGCCAGAAATTGGCCTTCTCCATGAAGGTGCTGGGGATCTGGTCCGCAATGGAGGTGGTGATGGCGTCCCACGCCGCCGCCCGCTCCGCGTCCGTCTCTGCCATCAGATAGTTGGTGGCCAGTTCGTCAGAGAGGGTGAAGCCCGTCACCTTGTCGATGTAGTCCACCCGTGCGCCTTCCACGTCTCCGCTGTCGGCGGTGCTCTGCCGGGGTGCCCGATTCTGCCGTGCCGCCCGGTCATTCATCCGGTCTACCAGCCGCCGCAGCGTCAGCAAACGGCCCTCCGGCGTCAACCGGTTCATCAGGTTCATAGCCTGCACCATCTGTGCGCTGTCATGGGCCGCGTCCGCAATGGCCGTTGCCAGCTCAAAAGCGGCCTTGTGGTCTCCTTCGGAAATGGCAAGGTTGTAGGCGCTGATGGCATCGGCGGTGTCCGCCTTGGTGATCCGCTGTCCCAGCTCCGCCTTGGCAATGAAGCTGTTCGCCACTTCTCGCCAGCCGTCCCGCATGATCTTGGCCTGCGCCTGCTGTACGGCACTCCGGTCCGTCACCACGTCATAGTCGAACGCGCCGCCTGCAATGGCGTTTTCATACACGGTTGCCATTTCCGGGGAGGTCAGGGGGCTATTGAGAATGGTGGAGACTGTTTTCTCCACATTCCGCCCGGTGTCAGGGTTCACAACGGGAACCTCAGAGGGTGCCCGCCGCTGGTCATTCTGCACCCGCTCCGCGCTGTTGGGGTTGACCGGGTAAAACTCATCACTCTTGGCCTGCATGGCATCAAAGGGCGTGTTCACCGTCCCGGCGTCTGCGTTGCCGAGGCCGTCATAGCCGTCAACACCATCCAGCCCGTGCCCTCTGGCCTGCGTCTCCCCCGCTCCCAAAATGCTCTGCTTGGCGGTAAGATACCCGCTGTTGGGTCCAACCTGTTCGCCGGCCATGGTGGTGTAGCCGTGGGAGAGCATATCGTCCAGAATCAGCTCCACCCGCTTAGCTGCTGCCACATTTTCCTGCCCCTGATCGGTGATGATCCGCTGGGCTGCGTCGATAATGGCGTCACGGGAAAGCCCGGTTTCATCCATGGCCTGACGCAGGTGGGGTGAGGTCTGCGCCGCCTGCTGGACGGCGTTGCCCTCCATGGTCCGCTCATAACGGCGGCTCATGGGCTGCTGGAGAGAGAGGTCCGCATCCGCAATCAGGGCGTTGGCCGCTTCCTGATAGTAGTGGTGCAGCTCCGGGTGGTCAAACTGGAAGGCGTTCACGTCTCTGCCGCCAACCGTCTCCATCCGCCGCCGGTCGATGTGCTGCTCCGGGTCGATCTGGAACACCTTACCGGTGGCATCCATGCCAACGGTTCCAGCTTCATTGGCCTGATATATGGCGTTTTGCTGCTCCGGCGTCATGGCATCCATATCCGCCCGTTTCTTCCCAAACAGAACCTCAGAGAGAATATCCCGGTTGCTTTTTGCTTCTGCCTGTGATATATTGTTCTTAGCGAGGATGTCATCAGCCATCGCCTTGGGGAATTGTACCCCATTGGAAAGAAGCTGATGGACGTCCTCGTTGTTTTTTGTGTAGAGCACATTGCTGTCTGCTTCTCCAAGATAGCTTTGCATGTGGCCTGTCTGGTAAGCGCTGGCAATTCTATTTTCCACACTGATTGCTCCCTGCTTGTCCAGATGCAGCGGGATAATAATGCTCTTGTCGCCGTCTTTCCACGCGGTCAGCAGCACAATGCTGCTTGGCTGTGTGTTCGACTTCAAAATCGCAACTGGGTTTTCGATTTGATAGGGGAGCTGCTTTAGAACAGACATACCCAAATTATGTTTGCCACCCATATACCCTTCCGGGTATGCGATTTTATAAGCTGCATCTTGCGTCATTGTCATCGGAAGCGGGTTTGCCCCGTAACGGGTCAAAAGCTCCGGCGTGTCCCCAACAGACAGCAATTTGCCGCTTGGATAGTCTCCCGAAAAAACCTTGTCAATATCGCTTCGATACCGCAGCATATTGTCCGTGCTCGTCAGCCTGCCCGCCGTCTCCACACCGGGGGCGGCGTTTTGCGTGCCCTCTGCGGCGTTTGCGGTGGTGGGGGTATAAGTACCCTCCCGCACCTCCGGGCGTGCCTCCTGCGTAGGCTGTGCGTCCGCCTGATTGCTTCCACGCCGTCGGATAACGTCAACGCCTGCGCCGATGCCGCCCATGGCAGCGCCCACCGCCGCGTCATACAGCGCCTCGCTCAGATCGAACCGGGCAGAGGGGTCATAGGTGGCCCGCTGCAAAAAGGGCTGGGCATAATCTTCCAGAAATTCTTCTCCGCCCTCGGAGATCATGGAGAGGGCCAGCCTCCCGGCGGGACGCTTGGCAAGGTCGCTCATGACCTGAACGGCTGTGTTTTCGCCAAATTTTGCGATTAACTTGCTGGCGGCCTTCTCCGCGAGGCCGCGCCCAAACGCCTTCTGAAACAGCTTAGAAACGTTGGAAATTTTCTCTGTTCCAAGGCTCAGCGCGCCGCTCCCCAGTCCGTAGGCAAGCTGCTGATTGTAGGTGGCCCCGGCCTGTCTGGCCCGCTGGGCGCTGCTCCCGGCGGAACGGGCCGTCATCAGGGCAAGACCGGCACCGGGGAGCACGGCGCTGGCTGCCACGTCCCCCGCCATCTGTACGCCCTGAACGCCCAGATCCACGGCAAACTGGCCCACCGGACCCAGCCCTTCCTTGGCCTGCGCCACATCCGCGGCGGAGCTTTGGGACAGGCGGTCCGCCTTCTGATACGCCTTGTCCGCCACCGCCTTGTCGGACTGTTCCACCGCCTTGGTATAGCCCTCATGGGCCGCGATCCGCCGCTTGGCGCTGGCAAGGTAGCCCTGCACCTGCTTTATGTCCGCCGCCGTCATGGGCTTGCCGTTGGCCCACTTCACGTCCCGGAGCATCTTCTCGTACCGTTTCACCGCGTCATGGTCACTTTGAAGGGAATCCCCGGCGTTCTGGTTAGCAATGCGGGTATTCAGCTTCCCGGCCCCCTCTGCCAGCACGCCGCCAAGGTTCGTGAAGGCGGAGCCGGTGGACTTCGCCGCGCCGGAGATCACCTTCCCCACGCGCCCGTTATCCAGAGAGGGGGGCGTGGTGCCGCCGGTCCGCACGTCTGCCAGCAGGCGGCTGTTGGGGCGGCTATTCCCGGTGCTGGCGTTCTCCATAGGCCGGGGGGAGACAGAAGGCGTAACAGCCTTCGTCTCCTTGGCCTTCCGCGTCTCCACCCGCTTGCCATAGGCTACAAGGTCCGGTATCCGAACGCCGCCGCTGTTATTCTGTGTTTTGTTGACCCGCTCGCCGTAAGCGATCAGATCCGGCATTTTTACCGCCATCGTATAGCCTCCTTATCCAAACATCGCGGAGAGTTCTTTCTGCTGCGCCTCTGTCAGGCTGTTCCAGTTGGATTTCAGGTAGCTCTGCGCCTTTGCGTAGTTGCCCTGAGACATATAGCCTGTGATGGTTCTACGGATGTTCCCGTAGTTGCTGCTGCCGCTGCCGCCCCCCTGATACTTCGCCCATGCCTGGTCAGCCGTCAGGCCGCCTGCGGCCTTCTTGGAGTTGGTTCCCCACTTGCCGTCCTGAGACACGCCGTAGTATTTCTGGAGCTGCTTCACCTGCTGATTGGTCAGGGAGCCGTTGGAGTAGCTTCCCTTCTTTCGGCCTGTGCTGCCGCCGCCGGAGGAACCGCCGGACGTCAGCTTGCCGGTGCCGTACAGGGAATCATAGGCCCCCTGCCCGTAGTAATAATCAAAGGCGGAGATTACGTCATCCGTCACGATGCCGTTTTTCAGCGCGGACTGCACCTGACTGGCCGTCAGCGTCGGCTTTACCACAGCCGCCGTGCCGGAGCCGCCGGAACCGCTCGTCTGTGCGCCGTACTTGGCATACAGGTTCTGCTGCCGGACGTATTCCTCATACAGGGCGTTTGCCAGCTCCGCGTCTCCCGTGGCCTCTGCCTTGGCAATGGCGTTTCGGTACTCCGTGTCAAGCTGGCTCCGCTGGAGGTCGATGGCCGCCGTCTTTTCTGCCTGCTCCCGGTCGATCTGGGAGAGGTTCTGCTGGAGCACAACGTCCTGTGCCAGCGCCGCTTGTCCGGTGGTGCCGGTGTTCAGGCCGTTGGCAACCGCCATCTCCTGAAATCTGCCCCGGCTCAAGGCGTTCTGGTTGGCCGCGCTGTTCCGGGCAATGTCGTACACCGGCGCGATCTGTGCACGGCTGGCATCCAGCGTGGCGGTGTTCTGCTCGTAGGCGGATTTCAGCGCCGCCAGCTCCGCCGCCACCTTCTTGGCGTACAGCTCCTTCAGGTAGTCGCTGCCGTCCCCAATGTCAAAGCTCATGCCGGTCTGCGATGTGGAGAGATTGCCGGACGGCGTGCCGCCTGCGTTGATATCCGTGACCCGCTGCTGCTGGCTGTATGCCGGGGTCCCGTAGCCGGGTGTACCGGCCTGTGCGCCGCCATTCGCCGCCATGAAATCGCCGAAGGACTGTACCTTGCCGCTGGCCTGTGCGGAGGGGGAGGTATCCGTCCCCATGAGATAGCGGTAATAGGCCAGCTCCGCGCTTTCCGGGCTGTTGTCAAGCCCCAGCCGCCGCCGCAGATCGTTCGCGGCAGACAGTGCACCGCTGTCCGTCACATGGCCGTTTTTATCAATGGTGTAGCCGTATCCGGCACGGATGGCGTTTGCCGCCTGATTTGCCTGATCGCCGGTGATCTCGCCCCGCTGAAGCCGGTTGCGGATGTCCTGGATCTTGGAGCGGTCCAGCGCGGACATCATCTCGTTGTCCGTCCACGCGCCGCTTTTGCCGTAACTGCCGTTCCCGGCGTTGATGTCCTGATGGGGGGTGTAGTCCGCCACGCCCTTCACGGCCTTGTAGGCGTAGCCGTTATCGTCATAGAACACGGTATAGCCGTTGGAGACCTGCGCCCTGCCCGCCAGATCCTGACGGCGGCTCATGTCTGCACCTACGCTGTAGGTCACGCCGTTCTGCTTGTAGTTCTTTACCTCGGAGTTGCTGGTGGGCATCCCGTAGATGCCGCCGCCATTGTCATTGCGGGTATAAGAAACCCCGCCGAAAGTCCCCTGAGAGCTGCCGCCGGAACTGCCGCTGTTCCCCCGATTGCTGGATCCGCCGTAGGTCTGGCTGTACGTCTTGTCGGAGCCGATCATGTTGGGCTCCCTGCCGCCGTACTTGTCAGCGATTTTATTCTCTCGCTCCTTGGTCAGCCGGTCACGCTCCGAGGAGGATAGATCCGTCCGCTGAAGCTCCTTGGAGTAGTCTTTGTTTTTATCGTAGTAGCCTGCCATACTTGGCCCTCCTTATCCTTTCCAGTCAGCCTTGGCCTCTCTCACGTCGATATGGCAAAAGCTGTCATAAACCCCCACGCCGCCCCAGTCCGGCATCAGCTGTCGGGCGTAGGCCGCCACCTGCGCCGGGGTCTTGCCCCGCACCACAATGTCCGCCGCCGTGCCGTAGCAGTGCTGGCTGTGGGCCACACCACCAACCTTGGCGTTGTATTGGGGTGTCCGGTAGCCACTGTTGATGGTCACAGCCGCGCAAAAGTGACTGCGGAGGCTCTGGAGCACCATCACCAGCCGGGGCGCCACCAGTACGGCATCGGAGCCGTCCTTGCAGGCAAATTCTTTCACTGCAAAGTTTGTGGACAGCTTCTTGCCGCCGTCCTTCGCCTTGGAATAGGCATTGATCTCTACCATGGGTTTTCCTCCTTCCGGCTCACACGCGTCCCCGCTTTTCAGTTTCCACACGAGGAAGAACGGGATCACCCGCCCGTCCCCGGTAAAGCCCTTGCCTGTCGAATCCATGAAGCAGGTAGACCCGCCGCCGTCCATCATAATGGCGTTGTCCCAGCCGGACGCGGCCAGCAGGTCACGAAGCTGTTCCGGTGTCCGCCGGTCCTTGCTCACGTAGTAGGCAAACCGCCCGTTCTTGGTGCCGATGGCTGTCCGGGGGGCACGGTAGCGCATATCCGCTCCGCAGGTGACGGGGTAGATCTTCTTCCCGCCGATGATGAGGTGGACACACTCCATGTAATTCCGGTCCCCGTTGGGCACGGTTTTCACGCCGAAGTCCGTTGGGGTGTTCCAACTGACGGCCCACGCCCGGTAGTCCGGGGCCTTGTAGACTTTGCCGTCTGCTTTCAAATGGCAGGCCGGTGTCTGGTTCCGCAGGAAAATGGAGCCATTGCAGATAGCGTCCCCGCCCGCCTCCGCCAGCATCTTTTTTAGGTTGGCCGTGGTGGAGCGGAGACGCTTCCGGTTGAAATAGATCTTCAAAAATTGGAGATCGGAGAGCGGGACAGTGCCCGCTCTCGTGCTCATGTGTGAGCCTCCGTATTCTGTTTCCCCTGATCGCTGGCCTGACGAATGGCATCCAGCATATTTTTCACAAAGGCGGGGTAGGGGATCCCCATTACTGCCGTATTCTCCAAAATTGACAATCCCTCGTTGGCGATGAAAAACATACACACTGCGTCACGGGCAAAGTCGCTGGATGTGGCCTGATCCAATAATGCCCCCATCCACACCAGCGCCAGCATGACGCACTTCTTCGCCAGCCCCTTGAACCCGGCGTCGGAACTAAGCGCCCCGGTTTTGCTCTTGCCGGACTTGTGCCAGATCGCTGCCACCAGCCAGCCCGTGGCGTAATCCAACGCCATAAAGCAGATCAGAACTTTGAGAGCCACGTCCCAACCTCCAAGTGCCTGGGCGATGGCGGAGCCAGCCGCAGCCAGCACCGCCAACACCGTATTTTTGATGTGTAAAGCGTTCATGGTGTACCTCCTTTCGATGGTCACACCCGCACGGCCTTCACCGCGTAGCCCAGCTCGTCGTACTCCACCTCGAACTTGCCGCCGGGAATGCACTGGATCTGCTTGGTGCCAGCCAGATCCTCACGGCGGCGCATATCCACGGTACGCTGGGCGTCCTTGGCGGGCTCACCGGGCATAAAGCCCTCTTCCATCTCCTTGTCGCTCCAACCGGCGATACCGCCGTCCGGGTTCAGGTGGAAGTTGGCGCCAGCCTCTTTCAGCTCGGCATTGATAGCCTCGATGGTTTTGCCGCTCTTGCAGCCCTCGTTGATGATCTCAGCAAACTTCTTTTCCATAATGTATACCCCTTTCATTTTTTCGGTTGAAATTCAACCGGGTTCAATTGGTTTTTTAGGTTCCTGACGCACAGAGCTTGTCCGCGTCAGTGCCAGAGTTCCGACTTGCTTTCGTGCAAGTCAAAAGTCCGACTTGGTTTCGTGCAGGTTAAAACTCCGGCCACCGTCTCTCGCACTGAGGGCAAACCCACCGGCCCTCCGGCACAATGGCTCCGCATATCACGCAATAGTCCATAAGTCAGTCGGTGGTCTTGGTGTATTTGACAACGATTGTTGCATTCTCACCGGATGCATCAAATGTTGTTTCCAAATATACAATCCACAAATAAAGTTGTAGATATATTTTTTTAGCCGGGTCTCTTGACCATGCCCAAGCTGGGATAGCGTTTCCGTTTGAGGTTACTCCATATGCCGTAATTGCACGGATTGTCTCATCTGCGCTTCCATCACTGTTTGCAGCAATATTTACGGAAGAATTGCTATTGTTCGGCAACGGAGAAATGCTAAGCGCCTTCACATACACCGGCTTGCCCAGATACCGTTCCGTGGTGCGGTACTCTATGCCCAGTTTCATCGGAGGGTTTAAATATTCCATTGGGAGCAAGAGAGTTTCTCCATTCGGCAAGGCGTCGCTATCGGAAATATAACTTGGTTCTTGAATTTCAACACTATTTTGGCCGGTTTGAATAAAACAAATAACAGGACTATTGTCATAGGTGGTCTTATAGTAAACATCAATAGCGGTCACGAGTTCTGAAACTTTGACTATACGAGCGTTTGTGAACTGCGGTTGGAAGCAGTCAGTATCGATGCACTTCAATGCGGGATTCCATACATCCATTGTTACAAGGAACTTGAGCGACGATGGACCGCCTGACCCCCAACCATGTTGTAACGATAAGATGCCGCCACCACTATACCTACACGTTGCAATGCGATACCATCCGATTTTATCTAAGTGTACAGTTTTAAAAGTTCCATTCGCAGCGTTGATATTCTCCCTCGCCTGCGCTTTCTGCTCGTCGGTGAGGCTCTGGGCAGAATCGTAACGGACGGAACCGGCTACCGCAACCCGGAGGTCGTGGTGTGCGTCAACGTTCTCGTTATGCGCCGTTACATAGCCCTGTGCCTCCGATTTGGTAGCAAAGTCACCGCCTGCAACTGCCTCCGCATGCTCTGCCCAATACTTGGCGTTGTTCGTGTCCTCGCCGGGTCGGGTTCCGGTTCCGCCTACCGCCCAGCTTTGTGCGTTCTTATTGGCGGTCTCTCCGTTTGCCGCACTCTGCGCCGCCGATGCCGCTGCTGCGCTGGCCTGAGACGCGGAGCCGGATGCCGCCGCCGCTGCCTGACTGGCGGAGCTTGCGGCGCCGGTTGCCGTACCCGCTGCATCTTTGGCGCTCTGCTCACTGCCTGCGGCTTGGGACGCGCTGCCCGCCGCCGCGTTGGCCTGTGCGGTTGCTCGGGCTACGATACCGGCGGTTTCGTCGGCTCTGGCCTGTTCAGCCACTTTTCTGGCGTTTTCAGCAGAAACGCGGGAGGATTCGGCCTCGGACCGGGCTTGCTCTGCCGCTGCCCGTGCCGCTTCCGCGGATACCCGGCCTTCCTCGGCGGTCACGCGCCCCTGCTCTGCCGCGACCCGCGCCGCCTCCGCCTGCTTGCGGCTTTCCTCCGTGGCGTCATCCGTCAGCACCGCCGGGATCAGGGTCTCGTTGATGTACTTCTTGATGATGTTGCCGGATTCGTCAAACTTGGCTTTCAGCTCCGCACTGGTCAGACCGCCCACGTCGTTCGGCTCATCATCCAATTTCTGAATGATGTTCAGATCGCCGTCCAGCAGTTGAATTTCCAGATTGGAATTGGCTACCACGTTCAGATCCGCTGTCAATCGTTTTTCCATTTAAGCACCTACCTCCGTTTTCGGCACTTCGCCGGTATCGTTGATCTTCCGTTGCAACTGGCCGTATCCGGCCCCGCCCCGAATGGGGACGGTTTCTTCCACGGTAACAGGCTGTTCCCCCTCTGCCACCGGCTGACCACCCATCATGGCACGTTCCTGTTGCTGGAGGGCTTGGATCAGCGCCTCCTTGTCGGTGATCTGTCCGGCGGGCAGACGTTTCAGGTATTCCACCGTGGAGATCTTACCCTGCATCAGCAGATTGTCCAAGGTCTGCATAGCTGCGATCTCGCTCCAGTAGGAAGCCGCGCCCGCGTCCAGTCCGATAGTGAAGGGGATCTCCTTCAGGATGGAGAAATCAAAGGGAACCACCAATTTGCTGTTGTCATAGGGGTTGGAGATCTCCACATACCGCTCTCCGTAGTATTCGCCCATGAACTCCATGTAGATGCGGCCCAGATCCTCAATGCTCTGCAAGAGGTTCTGCTTCGTCAGCTCCATGGGCGTTGCCGCCGCCCGCTGCAAGGCGATAATGGCGGAGGTGTTGTCCGGGCGGGTATCGCCCAGCGCCACGTCCGATGCGCCGAGAAACTTCTGCGTGTAGCTGATGGCAATGTCAATAAACTGGCTGATCTGGGGGGAGATGCTGGCGGGGTCAATGATCTTCGCCACGCCCTCCACACTGCCGTTTACCGGAATGGCCCCGCCGATCTTGTTTGTCCACTTGGCTACCTTGGTGGAATCGTATACCACCTTCGGATAGGCCAGCGTCATGAGGGAGATCATGGACATGGCAAACAGCTTATTGACAAAGATCTGGTTCGGGAGCAGGCCGGTAATCATGGCCTGTCCGTGGTAGCAGTCCTGCACATAGTCCCAGTTCATCCACGTCAGGGGATACAGCTTGATACCGAGGTCCAGATCGCCCCGGATCTCCGCCTGCCGGGTGCACTCGTAGGCGTGGACGGTGCCGGTCTCGTCATCCTTCCACAGCCGGAGCAGCACCGTCACCTTGTTCCCGCTGCCGCTCATGGAATCCATGTAGTTGTTGCCGCAGTCTTTGTTGTCCGGCTGGATCTCGTCCGGGTCCTTGCCGTACCGCTTGGCCCGCTTCCGGGCCTCACTCAGCAGCATCCGCCGCTCCAGAATGATGTAGGGCTGGCTCTGCACGTCCCGGTTGTTGGGATTGCCGAACAAGACCTGCGTGTTCATCAATACTTCCGTGCGGATGGCGCCCTTGCTGGCCTGTCCGGTCTCCGCCGTATCGTCCCAGTAGGTATACATACAGCCGTCACCGTCCACGGCGGCGTTTCGGGTATACTCCCGGATGCGCCCGCCGATGCTGTTGTGCTCAAAGATGGACGCGAACTGATCGTTGAGAATGTCGGCCACCAGCTCCAAGGTCTGCGTGTTCCGCTCCCCGCTGGAGGACATGGCCCGCGCCCACAGCTTCAGATTGTCCGTGGAGATATTCGCCACGGAAAACAGCACCACCCGCTTCAGAAAGTTGAATACGGGGGTGGGGAGGCCGTTGCTCTGCACGCCCTCCCACTGCTTACCTATGAAGAAATTTTCGTTGGTCTCCACGCAGTCATAGAGGTCAATACCGCTGTTGAAGCTGATGCCCGCGTTGTATTCCTTGCCGACCCGCTCCGGGGTCATCGTCTGTTTGCTCATGGGTTCACCCCTTTATTTCACATTCCCGGTATAGCGGAGCTGCACGTCCGTCTCCAGAACCGTTGCGGTAGACGATGCCGATTTGCTCTTGAATACCAGTTTGTAGAAGGTGGCCTTCTTCACCTTCATCTTCACCCGCCGTACCTGCGGCTTCCGGTTGGTGCCGAAAGACCAGTGGGCGAAGTCCGCATGGGCAAAGGTGGCAAGGCCGGAGGACACGATTTTCTCTGGGTAATCGCTGCGGCGGTTGGTCTCCACCGTTACGTGCACCCGCGCGTTGCTCTCCGGCTGGATCGCCACGAAGATCAGCGGGCTGTATTTCAGCACCCAGTCCCGGTCAAAATCCATGGAACCGGTGGCGGCGTAGGCGTCAATGTCCTTGCCGTCATCGTTCCGGTACTGCCGGGAAAGATGCACCACGCCGCCGTCAGGCCGGAAGCCGTAAGTCTCAAGACCCACCTCCACCATGGCCCGGAAGTTCAATCCGGTGTAGAGATACCATGCGTCCGCGCCGTAGTTCAGGATCAGTGCCTTGTCTCCGTACATCCACCAGTATTCCTGCGCCGATTTCCGGTTGAAGGTCCGGGTCTCTGCCATATCAAAGCCTTGCAGCGTCACTTCTACCCGGTCGGAGATCCGTTCCGCGTTCCGCTCGTCAAAGGTGATGTTTCCGCTGGTGGATACGCTCCGCCACCGGTACACCGCCTGATCGTCCAGTGTCAGGGGGTTGTTCTCCAGAATGTCCACCTGACCCGGAGCCTTGTTGCCGAACTGCCGGTTGACAGGGGTCACGTAAAACGCCGCCGTGGTGACGTCCGTAGCCGTTACCAGCGTGGAATAGCTCATGGAGTAGGTAGCGTCCTGCTTGAATACCACCAGCCGCGCGTAATGGCGCACCATGCCGGTGATGGGGGTGTTGGCCTCGCCGACCTCCGCCTCGTACAGATCCGGGAAGTATTCCGCCGAAGGATTACCGGTGGCGGAATCAATACCGGAGTAAATGGTCTTGTTGGTGCCGTCTCCGTAGAGGAACACGCGGCTGTCCGTCTGGCCGTTGTAAAGCTCGGAGAAGCGCATCCCAGTCACCTGCGCCCGCTCTCCGTTGCCGCTGCGGTAGATCAGCTCCAGTGTGTTGGTTCCGGCGGCGGGGGCAGGGGTAATGGTGAAGGTCCGTGCCGTCAGGTCGGAGGTGTAGGTCTGCGCCGTGTCCCCGATCTTCACGGAGATGATCTCATCCACCGTCTTTTCCGGGATGTGGAAAACCGTCTCCTTGCCGTCCGGGGAATACAGCACTTTCCGCTTGCCCGTCAGCCGGTTTACGTTTTCCAGCAGAAACCCACCGCCCGCAGGCGTGGTGGCGTTCATCACCGTGGGGATATAGCCCTCCACCGCCGTAAAGCTGCTGTCCTCCTTGCCGTCCCAGCTCATGTATTCATGGCCATTCAGCAGGTAAACCTTGTTGGAAAAGCCGAAGAACGAGATCTGGTCCTGCGTGCACTGGCCCACAACCTTGGTTGTTGCCGCCGCCGGGTCCAGAGAGAAGATCAGCCCCCCGAAAGCAGCAAGGGTCCGCTGCTTGCTGTCTACCACGCCCTCCCACGCGCCGGAGAAAACCGGGTTCTCTGTGGGGGCTGTGTGGCCGCTCTCCGCGCACCATGCGTCCCATGCCGTTTTCAGGTTCAGAACCGTCTTGGTGCCGGGGCGCAGCTGCAAGTGCTTCTCCCGCGTCACGCGGAAGTTCCGCATCTCGCTCATTTCGCCGTTCTTGATCTTGGTATCCCCGTCCGGGTTCTCGTTCAAGCCCAGAAACTGGCGGATCTTCAACACCTGAATATCGTTGCTGGATGTGATTTGAGCCATCGTCCGGGCCTCCTTTATCCGTAGGATAGATAACCGGCGGTCATTTCCCCGCCCGTCATTACGTCATCGTAGTCCTCGCCCTCGTCGAAATCGTCCACGATCTTCTCCACGGTTTTCTGAGCGCCCAGAACGCGGGTCACGCAGAAATACCGGGCAGCGTCGCAGATATGGGTGATCTCGTGGGGCTCCGTGGCGCAGTCCGAGGGGTTTTTCTCGTCATGCTGGATGGAGGGCAGGTTGCGGATCAGGCCCACGCAGTTTTCCGTCACCAGCAGTCCGGGCCGGTCCGTGTCGCTTTTCATTGGTTTCAGCAGCTCCTTGACGGCCATCCAGCCCTGAACGCGGTTGTTGCTGGCTTTCAGCAGCCCCAACCCGTTCTGTGCGAAAATCTCCGCCATGCTCCGCCCGCTGTCCTTCTGCCGGTTCCACATATCCGGCGGGGCGATGGTGAACTCAATGTGCTCTTCCGGCGGCGTCAGGGCATTTGCCAGCTTTGCCGCCTCGCTGACGATCAAGCCGCTTTGCTGTACCTCACGGTACACATAGGCCCGCCCTTCAAAGTCCACCGCCACCCAAAGGCAGGCGAACATATCAAGGCCGTAGTCGAATGCCCGGTATTTCTTCCACTCCCGGGGCACCCGCACAAAAGGCGCGATCACATGGGTTTCTTTGCGGAACTCCGGGAAGAACGTGCCTGCCATGGCGTTCCAATCACCGTAGCGCCACGCCCGCCGCACATCCTCCGGCAGCAGGTCCAGCATTTGTTTGTACTCCGGGGACGCCTCCAAAAGCTGGGGGTTATCGTCCACCGTGGCAGGGATGAAGGTGTAATCCTTGGCCTTTTCCCCCTCCCGGTACTCCCGGTCCACAAACAGCCGCTTTACCCACAGGTGGCCGATGCCGCCGGGGTTGCAGGTCAGGTACATCCGCCGGGGGAACTTGGTCGCACCGCGCAAGCACGCGCCCAGTGTGCGGAACTGGGATTCCGAGAACTGAGTGGCCTCCTCCATGAAGATCCAGTCAAATTCAAGGCCCTGATATTCCTGATCGTCTCCCGCTCCGTAGTGTCCGAACTTGATAATGCTGCCGTTGCAGAAGAACATCATCCGCATACTGCCGTTGTAGCTGCCTACCTCCGGCGGGATCAGCTTTTGCATGGGCAGGATGATGTTCTGCTCCAATTCCGGGTACTCCCGGCGCACGATCAGGATTTTGATGCCGGGGTAAGTGAGCGCGCCGCCTGCCGCCTTCCGCAGCAGAACGTGTGTCTTGCCGCCGCCTCTGGCGCCGCCATAAGCCGTGTACCGGCTCCGGGACTGGCAGAACTTCTTCTGCTTGGGGTTCAGCGTCCCCAAATCCACCTGCACCGTTCCGCCTGCTGTTTGTTTATATCGAGGCATAATCGCTCCTTATATCTGGTGGACGGGCCGGGTTCATGCGCCCGCTCCGTCCATATATGGGGGAAGGGGCCGAAGCCCCCTCCCATGAGATCACTCGTAATCCTTGGTGCCCTCGATGCCCACGCAGCCGTCCTTAGTTCCGATGGCCCGCATGGTCTGGCCTTTGGTAAGGGTCACAGCAGCGGTGTAGATCTGGGCGGTGTTGGAGTACCGGGGGTTGGTGCCGTCGGTGGTGTACTTGAACACCACGCCGGACACGGCGGTGATGCTGACGGCGTGAGACGCGATAGACATCACGGGTGCCGCCAGAATAGCGGAATTGCCGCAGACAGCCACGCCGTCGCCCTTGGCCCCCAGCACGAAGCTGTCATAGTAGGTCACGCCCTGCACCACGGGGCCGGAATAGCCCTTCACCTTGGGCAGAATGTCGTACTGCGCCAGCTTCACGGGGTCCACGGTGCTGCCCCTCCACTTGATGAAGAAGTACACACCGGCGGGCATATAGCGGTCGGGGATGTTCTTCACCCGGCAGCCGTCAAACTGGCCCACCACACCGCGGGTCAGTGTCTCCTTGGCAAGGCTCTCGGTGCCCAGCCAGGCGGGATCCTGCTTCAGCAGCTTGTAATAGCTGGTGGCAATGTACAGGGTGCGGTTCTCCATGGGCACCAGGGCGTTGGTCATATCGGCGTTCAGGTCGATAATCAGGCCGCCGATGGTGCTCTTGGTGGGGGCGGTTGTCTCCTGACGCTGGATATTAGCGCCCATCACCCACTTCTTGATGCGGTGGCGGTCCATGTTGGGGGTGGTCCGCTGCTCCAGCTGACGCCGCAGGGCGCGGGAAGCGGACTTCTCAATGGCCTGATCCGTCTGATCCACCGCGTCGATGGTGAAGGAGAAGGCGGGCTTCTGCTCACAGGTCATCTCCTGCTGGGTGTCGCCCAGATCATAGGTGGTGCCGAATCGGTTGTCGCCGGTGTTGGTGTACTCGGTCTCCGGAACGGTGTCCACGCTGCCAACGACAATAGTCTTGCTGTTGGGGCCGGTCCAGGTGTATGCCTTACCGGAATCGTCGTCGGTGATAGAAGGCTTAGAGAAAGCCTCCGCGATTTTGGTTGCGTATTTAACGGCGTAATTGATAGCCATGATTCAAAACCTCTCTTTCGTCGGTCTCCCCGGCGATGCAAAGGCTTAGTCCCCCCAGCCCTCCAGGAACGGGTCCTTAGACTTCAGCCCATCACCGGCGCTTCTCATGCTGCCGGTGGAGCGCTCCGCGTTCCGCTGGTTCTGCTGTACGGAGGCGGTCTCCCGCTTGGCGTCTGCCGCGTCCTGCCGTGCCTGCTGCACGGCGTACCGGGCGTAGGCGGCTACCAGAGAAGATCCGTTCCGCACGTCTGCCCACACTTGGGGCGGGATGCTGTTGGGGTCCTTTGCTGCCTCGGGGAATGTCTGTTGAAATTCCTGAATGTCCGCCTGTCGGCGGCTTGCCGCCTCGGCCTCGGCCCTCTGGGCTTGCGCCATGGCGTCCTGCTGGGCCTGCCGCTCTGCTTCTGCGACGGCCACAATGGCCTCCCGGTCCTCAAGCTCCACGGAGCGCCGCGCGTCCGCTTCACTCAGGCCCTCGGCCTGCTTTGCCTGCGTCCGTAGCATGGAAATGTAGTCCTTGGTGTTCAACCCCTGCTGGTTCGCAAAGCGGTTGACCATCTCCATCACAGGCTTAAACTCGTCATACTGGCTGCGGATGCGGTCATAGTCCATGCCCTTCTGGGCCAGTGCCACCATTTCCGCTTCGCCCGCCTGCCGCACCTCGCCCATGTGCCGCAGCTCCCATGTCTGGGGCCGTGCGTCCACGGTTTCTGTCTCGGTCTGCTGCGTCTGGGCTGCCTGTTCCGCGTCTGCGGGAGGATCGGTGCCCTCTTCCGGCGTCTCCGCGCTCTCACTGGGGTCCTCGACAGGCGTTTCCTCGCCGCCGCCCATCGGCTCTGCGTCCACTTCCGGCTGGTCTGCCGCTGCTTCTGCTTCGCCGTCCCAGCCATCCAAAAAGGCGTCCGTGGTCTCGGGCTCCTGTTCGGGGATCTGGTTCATGTTTTCGTCCATATTGGCCTCTTTCCCCGGCCTGGTCTGGCCGGATCTTTGTATTTTCAAAGCCTGGTCTGGCTTTGTTGACAAAATAAAAAACGAGACCACAAGAAACGGCTTTCGCCGTTCTCATGGCCTCGTTGGGCTCTCGTTTTTATTCGGTTTTCAGGGGGAAGGGGACGTCTGTATCCAGCTCCCGCCCCTCAAAAATGGTGGGGTAGTGGCTCACCTTGCATCTTCGGCAGTAAATAGGCGTGTTGTAGATCACACTGCCCGGTTCGATGTGCTGAAGCGCTTTCCCGCAGATAGGGCAGCGGTAGACCCACGTCCCATCTACCACCATGCTCCAAACTCCCCGTGTTCAATGCCGCCGTAGAGGTTTTCCACGTCACCGATCACGCTGGGCAGGCTCTGGCGGCACAGCTCCAGCTGTTCCAGAAACGTCTGCCACAGGAAGTTGGCTCTGCTGGGGTCCTCCTCCAGCAGCAGCAGACCTGCCAGACCGTAGGGCAGCGCCCCGGTGCAGATCCGCTCATCCAACGCCACCTCGTCCGCCATCTCCGCCACCTTGGGGCAGATAGGCCGCTTGCCGCCCGCCGCTTCCAGTGCCTCCCGGTAGTTGTCACTGTACGGGAACGCCCGGTCTAAAACGCTGTTCAGCAGGGAAACGGTCCGCAGCTTGTACTCCTTGGTGTCCGCCGTGTCCGTGGAGCCGGTGGATTCATTCTGGGAATCCATCAGGTGGATGGCGATGTCAAAAATCTGCTGTACCGTAACCGCCATATCACACCTCCCGCCCCTTCAGGCTGGCTTTCATGGTGTTCAGATCGTAGGTCATCAGGTTGTCAATGCCCTGTTCCACGCTTTTCTGCCGGTCCGCAGGCTCTTCCGCTTCCGGCTTTTCCGGTTCCGTGGGGGAGGGGGCTTTGATCTCACGCAGCAGCCGCAAAATCAGCACTGCGCATACGGCAGCGCCCACGCTGGCCACGCCGCAGATCAGAGATAAAATCAAAATCAAGCCGTTCACCTCGCCGCCTCCTCACTTGAAGTCGCTTGCGTCCACGCCGTCCCCGAAGGTCACGTTCACGCTGATGTCATGGCGGGTCTCCTGCTTGTCCTGATAGCCGCCCAGGCGCTTCTGCTTGTTCAGGAAAATGCCTCGCGTCACCATGCCCTTCTCCTGGTAGATGGGGCTGGTTTCGATCTGCTCCTGAATGCGCTGATAGGCCAGCCGCACGTAGTAGCTCATGACGCAGCGGGGATCGTCAATCTCCTCATTGCCCGCTTCAAAGGCTTCCACCTGCGCTTCGACCACCTCGGCCTCCCGGCCATCGTTGTAGTCGTAATACCCCTGAAGCCGCTGAACCGTCCATCGCATCGCATTGGCAAGGCCCGCCTCGCTGTATGCCTGTTCCAGCCGGTCCTGCACGTCAAAGTATTCCTCGGATTGCTTCAGGAACGCCTTGATCTTCTCGATCGTCTGCTTCTTGTGGGCCGCAGCGGCCTTCTTGTTCATATCGTCCATGTGTGCCTTGCTGTGGTTCGATGCTGTCTTGGCCATGCTCCCGGCCCCCTCTCACAAAAAATTCTGGCAGGGACGGTTGGGAATCGAACCCACCCAAGCGGTTTTGGAGACCGCCTCGCCAGCCTTGGAACATTCGCCCCTATGTGCAGATCCCGCTCAAATTGGGCACCGTTTATTGCGAATAAACGATGCGGTTGAAAACCTGACGGCTTTTCGATTTTCAGCGGGCATTGTCATTCTCTGTGAGGCGTTCTGCGTACTCTCACATCATCCGGGAGCGACCCGGCTTCTGGCGGTTTCGGCAGGAATCGAACCTGCGACCCAGCGGTTAACAACCGCTCGCTCTTCCGACTGAGCTACGAAACCATGCTCCGGTGGGCTGTTCGGACCCACCGGGCAACAGGAAAGGAACTGAAGGTGAAAACTGGCGTCTGACATAGGAGGCAGGCGGGTTCTATCCCGCTAACTTCATTCAAGCATATTTCGTCAAGTGGACGCAATGGGTTTCAGTTATTTTCGTAATGTTCTACATAAAATCCCCCGCCCCCTTTTTCCGCCACCCCCCAGAGGGCACACCAACACGGCCCCAGACACGTCCTCGCCGGTTCTCGGAAAGGGGAGAGGGGATGTGGGTATATAGCCCTATACCCTGCGCGAGAGACACCCCCTGTTTTTCCGCTACCCCCCCTAACCCCCTGCTCCCTGGTCTCTACCTCTGACCCCCTGACCCCCAGCCGGTGAAGCCTCGGCCCGTCCTGATGGAATCAGCCCCCAGCCGGAGCAGCCAACAGGAATTGCCCGGGCCGGAAGAGGAAATACACAGAAACGACACAGCAACAGCCGAATCCCAGCAGTCCCAACGGAAATATTTAATAGCCCCTTAAATCTCACCGGAAAAGGGTAATTGCGATAATCTCACAATAGCTCCGAATATCTCGCAAATACTCCGTTTTGCTACCACTTCCTCTTGCTCTCTCGCGTTTTTTATTTGCTGGCTCTTCTCTTTTCGGTACTCTCTCGGTAGAGTATATATAACACCCCCCTGTAAGAAATATATATTTATCTCTCTGGGGTAGGGGGAATACGCCCCCATCTCTCACTCTCCTATTCTCTCCCCCTATAGTCCCCCTCTCCTTCCCTCTCTCTCCCTGCCCCCGCTGCCGCTGCTGCCGCCCCGCCCCCGCTCACAAAGAGAAAAGCGCCGGGGGTGTTATCCCTCGACGCTCTGGCGCTCGTTATAGCTTGTCCCGGATGGCCTCAATGATCCAGGCGTTGACGCTCTGGCCCGCTGCCGCTGCTGCCGCTCTGATCTGGTCTTTGCTGGGGTCGCTGCCGGTCCTCAGCTTGATTGTGATTTTCTCATTGTTCGCGTGCTCCCATTTGAGAGAGGCGCGGCGCTGGGCGTCGCTGGTCCTCAATGCCTTGCGCTCCAATGGCTACACCTCCTTTTGCGTCTTATTATATCGCATATGCGCATATAAGTCAGCCTGACAACTTGCATAAAAAAGTCCGCCTGATACTGTGCGAACCTGCCAAACCTGCACGAATTTGCAAAAACCCCCTTGACAGATTGTATCAGTCCGCCTTATAATTCAGGCAACAACAGCGATCACGACAACGCAACAGGCCGACAGGCCGGAAAGGATCACACAATGACTACTTATTTCGTTAACTGCCGCAACCTCGACGAGCTGAAGAAGGCTTACAAGGCCGCCGCCATGAAGAACCACCCCGACATGGGCGGAGACACCGCCACCATGCAGGCCATCAACGCCGAGTATTCCGCCCGGTTTGAGGTCCTGAAGCGGTCCCAGAATGAGCAGGCCGCCGAGGACACCACCGGACGGACCCACGCCACCACCGAGAGCGCCGGCGATTTCATCGCCATTATCGCGGCCCTGCTGAAGCTGGACGGCCTCGAAATTGAGTTGTGCGGTCGCTGGCTCTGGATCGGCGGCAACACCAAGGAGCACAAGGAAGCCCTGAAGGCTGCCGGGTGCCGGTGGAGCAGCACGAAAAAGCTCTGGTCCTGGCATTTCGCCGAAGAAGGCCAGCACTGGCACAAGGGCACAAAGACCATGGTAGAGATCCGCAGCAAGTACGGCAGCACCACCTTTACCCGCTCCGCTGCCACCTCCGACGCGCTCCCGGCTTGACCGGGACGCGCCACCCACTGAAAGGAGAATCGAACATGAAATATTTAATCCGCCTCGAAAATACACGCACTTCCCGGCATGAAGCCATTTTAGCTTTCGACCCCATCCCCGCCGGAACGGTAATCGGTTGGGGAAGTGACGAGCATAGCCCCGACGGGATCGCCTATTGGACCGTCACCAGCTGCGAGGAGGTCGCCGCATGAGCTATCTTGACCTCTTCCAGCGCTACGGTAGCCCCAGCCGAGAGGCGGAGATCCGGCTGCACGGCTACCTGATCCGACCCGATACCCTGACCGCCGACCGCATCCAGTATAACGACGAGACCGCCGCGCGGCTGATCGAGGATTGCCGCCGCCTCGCCGACCAGCTCACCGACTACCGGCAGGCCCTCGCGGAGCGTTACGCCGCCCTCGCGACCGCTGCATACCGTGACCGGCTGGAGCTGACCCGTGACCCCGGTTACAGGGGCAAAGCGGTGATCTACTTTGTGCGGATCGTCCGCACTTATGA